AATATCGATTTATCAAAATTAGATAGTATCAATAAAGATTATGAGAATAATCTGGAAAGGAATACTAAGGCAGCTTCTGCTGAGGATCGCAGATGGGATACAGTTAAAACCAGAATTGATACTGTACAAGGAGGATTCTACAAACTACCTTGTGCTGATAGATACAAAAAATACTTGATGCATGAGTTCTGTCCAGACCCAAGAGAAAATGTCTTTATGACCGTAATTCTTGGTGCTAAATTCAATCCACCAAATCCAGACTGGGGTAGATGTACTCAATGTTTATATGATGATCCTGCAGTGGTTGCAAACTACGAAGCAAATGAAGAGATCGATGGATATACAATTGCTGATGCGTTCTGTGCTCTCAACAGAGCTGATTATGCCCTAGCTGCTGCATGGAATACCTACACTCCATCATATTTTGCTTCATTCTATGCTAGCAATGCTGTTATTGAAGGAATTGGAGATTGGGAGATTAGAGGGTCGTTAGAAATTTTACATGATCACAGTCAGGAAGCGAAAATGTGGTCTAAGTGCTGCAGTTCATATGGTAATCCTTATGATGGAATGTGCGGGAGGAACTACGGCGATAGTGGGGAAAATTACAAGTATTCTCCAGATGCTGCTGGTGAATTATCTGATGATACTTCTGCACAACTTGCAGAACCAATTGTAGGTGAGATCTGATACATAGTATAAACGATATATCTCTATGCCAGGATTAGTCGCCACAATTAAAGGAACTTGTAGTGGACATGGTGTAGCAATTCCAGCACAAATACATGGAACTGTTGGATGTAATCAACCTGCATGTCCCCCAACAGGAATTGCACCAAAATCCTTATCGACCATGGATGCATCCTGTCATTGGCCTGGAATGAATACAACTCCTTTGGATCCTTCATCTGTTGCACGAACTGTAACCATTGAGGGAACAACCCCTTTATGTGATGGTGATAAATTAATCTATCACAAAGCGACAGGAACTAATATCGTCATACAACCAACTGGAGATAAGTGTGTTCCTAAAAACGTTCCTTGTAAATGTGGAGATTTAACAACAGAAGATGTTCTTGATCGTGGACACGATAGAATCGTTAAGTCAACTAGCACTACAGTGTTTATAAATGGAAAGCGTGTAGCATGTGTAGGAGACCCTCTGGGACCGCCTTGCAAGTCAACCATAGCAACGGGGTGTGCAACCGTAACAGTTGGCAAATAGACGATTCTATGGTATGATAACGGAGTGTTCGAGAGACATTCTATGGCAAAAGCAAAAGGCGGACTTGGTAAATCAACTCATGTGCCTGGTCCCCCAAAGAAAACCCGACAAGGACAAGGCGGTGGAACCAAGTATGCAGCAACAAGTCGCAACAACGCTCGGAAAAAGTACCGAGGACAAGGTAACTGATATTCGCAATTGGATAGCATGGTTGTGTGCCCCTCAGGAAGTGCTTGGGAGGCACCCCATCTGCCCATTTGCTGCTACAGCGACTGTTATTATTCAAGATAGTTTTCTTCGCAATGTTGCTCCTTGGTCAGGGGTCGATGTTGCGATTTTTATTGTAGAGGATGATCTAACGTTAAAAGATTTACAAAACAGATGTAAAACTTTAAATGTGTACTATCCTGAATACATATTTTTAGATGACCACAAAGATGATCCAAGCTACATTAACGGAATACAGACCAACAATGGGTCTTACAATCTGATTTTAGTACAATCAAAAAATAAACTCCTTTCGGCAAGAGAGGTATTACATAAATCAGATTATTATGCCTATTGGTCTGAAGATTTTTATCAAAAGATCGTGGAGGAATCCAAATGGAAGTAGACAAGAGCAAGGACTTCAAACAATCTGGAATGACATTAATTACCGAATATGCCTCTGAGGTATATTTGAAGAGAAAAAAACTAAACGTCCCCCCTGGAGATAGATATTCTAGACCTTGTGGTGGAAAAGGTGGATTTGATGACTATGTGGAAAGGTGGCATTGATGGTATAAATAAAAGAAATCATCTAAACTCAGATGGCCATCGAAGAAGATACTATTTTTAGAAAATACAAAAGATCTTACAGTGATATTGACACTGGATTATCTAGAAATCCTATCACAGGTGATGTGCTATCCGTTAAGGATGAAAATTCGGTAAAACAAGCGGTTCGTAATTTACTTTCAACCAAATTTGGTGAAAGACTTATGGACCCTGAAATAGGATCAGGCATCTATGAGTCATTATTTGAACCTCTAGATGCCTTTTCTGCTGAGAAACTTCGTGAAGACATCATAAATACAATCAGGAAATATGAGTCTAGGATTGTAGTTCAGAATTGCGTAGTTTACGCAGAATCTGAAGATTCCGTTGAAATTAATATTGATTTAACATACATTATTGTTGGTGAGAATGTTGAACAAACTAGTCAAATTATTCTACAGAGACCAGGAAGTTAATGAAACCAACAAATTTAACAAACATAGATTTCGACGAAATCAGAGAATCTATTAAGTCATACATGAGAACCAGACCTGAGTTCTCTGACTATGACTTTACTGGTTCTACTCTGTCGTACCTAGTTGACATCTTAGCGTACAACTCTTATTACTCAGCATTCAATGCTAACATGGCGTTGAATGAAACTTTTCTAGATTCTGCTTCTATTCGTGATAACGTAGTAAGTCTAGCAAAACTATTAAACTATACACCAAGATCTGCTACTGCAGCAAGAGCATGTATTAGTTTGACAATGCAAACTCAGATCGGAGTGAATGGTCAATATCCTCTATCTGCAGTTTTGAAGAAAGGACCAGTTGCTTCGGGTAATGGACCCACTGGGAATTTCACATTTAACGTTTTAGAAGATATTGAAGCAACTGTAGATTCTGGAACTGGGATTGCTGTTTTTGACTCTATTACTATCTACGAAGGAAATCTACTTGATTATTCATTTACTGTAGACACTACTTCAGATCAACGATATATTATCCCAAATAACGCTGTTGACGTTTCCACTTTAAAAGTATCCGTAAGACCAAACCAGCAGTCTACACTGTCAGACTCCTATAACTTGGTAAAAAATATTACATCTATCGAAAGTGATACTAGAGTTTATTTCTTAAGTGAAACGGAAGATAGAAGATATGAAATCAATTTCGGTGATGGTATTATTGGTAAAGAATTAGTTCAAGGTGAAGTTATTGATGTTGAGTACATCAGAACTAATGGCAAAGATGCTAATAACATCTCAGTATTCAAATATGTTGGTGTTGCTGAAGATATTAATGGAGTTGTGATTTCAAATGCCAATCTAACTATGAGGGAGAAATCCCAACTTGGAGCATCACAGGAAACTGTAAAGTCCATTAAATTTAATGCACCAAAATATTATGCTGCTCAGAACAGAGCGGTTACAGCACAAGATTATGCAAATATCACTAAGTCAATTTATCCAAACGCAAAGTATGTTAGTGCATACGGTGGAGAATCACTGACTCCTCCTGTGTATGGAAAAGTCTATATTTCGATTAGAACTCAAACTGGTGCAAAACTAAATAACCTATCAAAGCAAGAGATTATCAGAAATCTCAGACCATATTCAATGGCATCTGTTGATGTTGTAATTACAGATCCAAATGAAATTTTTATTGGAACAAATATTCTGATTGTTGCAAACAGTTTGGCATCTTCTTTTGGAGATGGAACATTAACTCAGACTACATCTGATAGACTGAAGAATAAGGCACTTGCAGCATTGCAAGAGTATGGAGATGAGGAAGATCTAAACAACTTCAATAAGACTTTCTCACTACAAAAACTTTCTACAACCATTCTAAAGTCTGACGATCAGATTGTTGATGTTTTGACAAACATGTCTCTTTATAAGAGAACTGAATACCCAGATATTAGTGGTCCAAAAACATATATTTTTGAATTTGGCACTACATTAAACTGCTCATGTAACACCTCACCAGGAAAAACGATTCTCAGCAGTGTCTTCTATACAAAAGACAGACCAGCAGTTCCACAGTATTTTGAAGATGATGGTAATGGATACCTAAGATCCTTTACTAATATCAATAATAAGAAAACAATCCTCAGTACAAATGTTGGTACATATGATTGTGATACTGGAAAGGTTATATTTGGTCCTGTCGAACTGGAGGGAATTGATACCCTAGAGTCAACTATCACCACTATTGATCCTTCTGCTACACTAACAACAACTATTAATGAGTTTTTTGAAGATAATACTTCAGTACCTGGAAATCTAATTTCTCCTCAGGGAGATCAGTATCCTGGTGAATTGATCAAGTCATCAAGTTTGCCAGATACATATATTTTCATTGGAGACGACACCAATGCAAATCCTGGTCAAGGAGATGGTTATATCTTTGTTGCAGCAGCAGGTTGGTCTATTGGACCAGGTTATTTTACACCAACCTCACAAGGTTCTGGTATTTTAACCTTTACTGGTTCTCCTGTTTCTGC